CGCACTCGGCGACTCCTTCGGGTCGATACCTCGAAGATGACAGCTGACCCTTTCAGGCCGGCTGAGAACGTCCAGGTGTCCATGTCGAACTACCTGGTGTTCGATTTGCCCAAGGCTGGCTTTACGCCGGCCGAGGCAAATGCCGTGTGGCAGGGCTTCAAAACCCTGATCATCGGCTCTTCGGACTTGATGATTGTCAAGCTCCTCGGGGGCGAGTCCTAAGGACTTTCGTTATCTTACCGATTAATTTCGGGGGTAGCGAGGTCCCAATGGGCTTGCATTCCTATGAGCTGGCATCACCATGTCAGCGGATAGTCCTGGCAATGGAGGATCTCCCGAGTCAAATCGGGACGTCCTACCGGATCCAGGTGGTCCTTCAGGAGGATTTGGTCCTCATGAAGGATATAGCGCTGATCGTTATCCGCGTCATACCGTCACTAGAAAATATCTAGTGGCATCTGTCGCGGTGATCAATGCTATCTATCTGCTAGGTAATACTTTCATCAGTACCACTCAGTGTGGTCACTGATGAGAGAGCAAACTCTACGGTAATGGTTCGGCGTCAACGGAAGTACAAGGTATCGTACTTTGTGCTTCCCTATCGGCCTTACTTCATTTCCGTCTGAGTCTTGTCGTCATGGGCTAGGGATGATCACCTTCCTACTGAAAGGAGGGGACCATGAAAAGCCTGACGTCACTCTGGTCCTGTGTCGCACATGAAATGGCGACACGATGTTGCACCAGCGCCACTCTCGACATAAAAACTGTCGAGAGACGGGTTGAACACGAGGGGTTGTCGTTTTTGGCGATTACCCTGGCGGACTATGGGAAGGTCATCGAAAAATGGCTTGACCATGGTCTCGTCGTCCCTTCAGATCAGACATCTTTTAAGATGTCTGGTCCTATTGGTCTCCCTGCATTTCTGCAAGGTTTCCTTGGACGTGTGTTCGACCCTAGTAGTGGCGTGCTGTTGGAGAATCCGGATATCGAAGCAATCTATGCTTTGCGTCAACTAACGTTGATGTTTAGCAAGATCGGTCCTCCCAGCTCTACCAGAAATGGTGGAGCTACCCGTGTTGTTACGCGGGATAGGGAGAGACTGGCGATGTCCGAATTCCTTCAATGTGAGAAGGAGGTCAAGGAATCTGACAGTATCCTGGATCCTATCTATCTAGATAGGTTTAGGAGTATGTCAGATTTGCTTTTCGGGGAGATGTTTGGGAAGCTTGAAGAAATTCTCGCTTTCCATCGCCTCATTCCGAAGCATGGCCCAGGCGCTGTCGCGGATCGTCTTAGCAGTAATGCTAAGTACGATTCGCGAACCTGGACCACCAGGCTTCAGTCCGTTTTCCGGGCTGAAGACTACCTTGTAGCTAATCGGAACGTCAGTTCCGATTCTTGCGAGTACACATTTTCTGTGTCCGCAACGATGTGCTGTTACCAGTCATCGGCTACAACGTTTGACCTCCTCGAACCCGGCGCAGAGATACCCGTTAGGGTTATCGCTGTGCCTAAGACGCTCAAGTCACCCCGAATTATTGCTATCGAGCCTACCTGTATGCAATATATGCAGCAGGCGCTCTTTGGCATTCTTCGTGATGGAATTGAGAGGTTTTACCCCCTCTCATCCATGATCGGAATTGAGGATCAGGAACCTAATAGGAACCTGGCCCGTGAAGGATCCCTCAGCGGGGACCTTGCCACACTTGATCTAAGTGAGGCTTCCGATCGTGTCTCGAATGAGCACGTACTCGCCCTGTTTTCCGGACATCCTCTTTTGCTTGAGGCTGTCCAGGTAACTCGGTCGAGGAAGGCTGATGTTCCTGGCCACGGAGTTATCCGTTTGGCCAAGTTCGCGTCTATGGGTTCAGCTCTTTGTTTCCCGGTGGAAGCCATGGTCTTTTTGACCTTGATCTTCCTAGGGATAAACGAAGAGCTCAGCACTCCGCTTTGCAGCGAAGGGGATATTAATTCCTTCGCTGACAGGGTGCGCGTCTTTGGAGACGATTTGATCGTCCCCAGAGACTATGTGCTGTCCGTTGTCGACACACTAAGTACTTTCGGGTACAAAGTGAATGCCGGCAAGTCTTTCTGGACCGGAAGGTTCAGAGAGTCTTGCGGACGGGAGTATTATGACGGCCTTGACGTTTCTATTGTCAAGGTTCGTAATGTGCTCCCGACACAACGGCAGGATGCGACGGGTGTACTTTCGGCAGTATCTCTCAGAAACCAGCTCTATTGGGCTGGTCAATGGAAGGCTGCTGCATGGTTGGATAACTACCTCGGAAAGTTGCTAAAGCACTTTCCGAACGTAGCACCAACCTCACCCGTGCTGGGCAGGGAATCGGCCTTAGGATATGAATTCCAAAGGCTCGATCCGTACGTGCACAGCCCCTTGGTAAAGGGCTATTACGTGTACGCCAAACCTCCTCCGGATGTTTTGGAGGGGGATGGTGCCCTGCTCAAGTGTCTCTTGAGGAATACCCCTCGACCCTGGGATAAAATCCTAGAGCCAGAGGAAAAACCTCAGTTCGACGTTGCGAGCGTCGATGATGAGCACTTGGAGCGTTCTGGACGCCCCGAGCACGTCAACATCAAGCTCGGGTGGAGGTCGCCCTTCTGAGGGCGATTCGGTGGTGTAGAACCCACCGCGGGAGATGAAAGTTATCTACCGAT